ATGAAATGCGACTGAGTTGCTCCGGACCCACCCTTATACGGAGTTAAAGCAGAAGCTCTCCAAGGCTGACCGTCCATCCTCAGAACGAATCTCAACACGCTTTCGTCGTAAATGAATCTGACATGGATCGACATATCAGACTGCAATCCACCCTTTTCCGCTATGATGTATCCATCCTGGAAGTTACCAAGGATGATATCTCCAACGGTTCCAAGTGTAGCTGCCTGCTCAATCGCAAACGCCGGAAGACCCATAATGCGTCCATAGGGGCTTTCGCTCAATCCACCAGGAGGCATATAGAGAGGAATTCCACCAGTACCAACTGCCAGGCTCATGGTGAAGAGCTGCGGTTCGATATTCTGGTTGTAGTACCAGGCATAATTGCCAGTCTGAGCCGCGAATCGGCGGGAATACATTTTGACTATATTCTCAGCGACTACGGTTGCGGCATCCTGTCCAGTCTCTTTGCCAACCGAAACGAGACAGCCAGCATTGAGAATCCCGAGCGCCATCCCAGCACCGGTTCCATTGATAAGATCGTCCTGAATCTGGAAATTGAAAGCCGACTGGAAAGCATTGCTGGTACGAGACTCCATTGCAGCCGCATCCATTATCAACTCGTCGGTCAGATAACATAAACCGATAAGTTTTTTCAAATTCAGCTCAACCCTTCGGAATTTAGGCTTACTCGCCGTTTTCTCCCCAGCCTCTTCGCCGTGATAAACGATAATTCCACCGGAAGTACTGGATGCCCTTGAGGTCTCATCGAATCCATTAAGCACGATCCCGTTTGAACCGGCTGAGATAGGAATTTTCTCACACTTACTGGGGATCAGGCCATTGTCAAAGAGATTCTCGAAAAGTTTATTCGCGAAATCCTGTTGTACCAGAAATCCACCATCGCTCGGGACGGTCTCGCCAAGACCTGAAATAGAAGCACGTGTATTCCTCAGGCGAGGATCAACCGATCCACCGGGCAAACCGGCCTGGATGATTGCTGCAAGCTGTCCGCCGAATGTTCTGAACATATCCTTCTCTTCCCGATTCTCGCCAAGTATAATACCGGACGGGACGGGTTTGGTTTGAGGAGCCACGGGAGTCTCAAGAACCTTAGCAACCCGTTCCTGACGTTCCATCGTCTCAACACCCACACGAAGTTCCTCCACAGTGTCGAGTATCTCGTTCTTGAGCAGAATTTCACCCGAATTCGGCTCACGATTCTCTGCTATACACTGCGCGTCAATATCCCCAACCTTCTTCATGAGATTGGCGATGTCTTCTCTATATTGCGTAATTGTCTTCATACTATTTTCCTCCTACATTGATGGGGCGATTAATTCGGCCCGGATTAATAGATCATTAACTTTACCTTTGGCTGGCTCAGCATCACGCGGAGGATCTTCTTCTTCAATTAGAGCATCACGCTCCTCTTGAGTCATAAAACCTTTAGCCAATATTTCTTTCGCCTGCTTTCGAGAACACCCGGCATCACGCAGGGCACGCTCTAAGTCACGCGGGTTTAACTCATCTTCTTTTGGTATATATTCACTTAAAACTCTTATTTCATCTTCGGTCAGTTCTTCGCCGGCTTTGATTTTCGTAATGACAACATCGAATTCTGTCCAGTCCTCCACGGTAATAGATTCTGTAGGATCTTCTTTATGGAATAGTGATCTTACTTCAGCGGAAGTTGTTGGTTCAGCAGGATAAGTTACAACACTTACATCGAATAACTTAACTTCGAGAAGGGTTCTTTCATCTGTTTCATAATCAAGCTCTTGCCTTTTAACTTGAAACCCATAAGACATCTGGGTTACATCACTACGTTCCATCCTTTTCATTAGATCAATAGCATCAGTAGTATCTGGAGGAATTATCTCGATAGCAAGACCTTTTGAATCTTCCTTTAATTTTAATGTGCCTGACTTATTTCTACCTAAGACAAATTGTGGATTATGTTCAATCAATGCCCTAACATCATCATTTTTGATGGAATTCTTAAAGGCTCCGGGGGCAATTCTTTCTTTAAACCACCCCCCTATGTCAGTCCAAACATTAAACATGGCCGCATGTCCGACTATTTTAGGAGCTTTTCCAGATCTATCAATTCTAAATTCTGAAGATGTAATACACCTTGTTTCCATATTCTCAGTCTCCTCAAACATAATTATCCTCCTATCGCCAATGATGGCTGAAAATCTTGTCTAATTTTATTTCCTTTTTTCAGATTATCTATTTCCCACAACGGTCTCAGATTTTTTAAAGCCCAACACTTTTTAAAATCTATATTCGTGTCTCGTATTCTTTAATTACCGCTTTTTCGCGTGGGCGTTTACCCTTTTTTAATGTTTCCAATATATCTAAAGCCTCTTCTATCGAAACCTTATTGTATCGCAGGTACTTTAGGAGCTTCTTTGTCTTCACCATTTCCTTTTCCTTGTGGTATTGGGTCTGTTGGGTTTGCTGAGTTTATTGGTTCTGGTTCTTTATTCTGGGCTTTTAAATGCTCTTCAAGTAAACTTAATGGAACCGTATTTAAAGGAACAAATAATTCATCGGCAAACGGACTGGAATCTGGATTAAGATCCTCTTTATCTCTAATTTCATTTTGAGTCATAAGCCCATTTTGCCACATTTTTGAATAGAATTCTGCCCTGTCCTTTGCGTTTGCCCGTAATAAACCTTCAACAATATGCTTAAAGTAGAATCCTTTTTTTATCTCTGTTGGGGTTAAAAGTTGCATTAGGAAATTCTGTTCGAGTCGTATCAACCAGGGTAGAATTGAATCAGATACATATGACATCTGTTCCGATTCGATATTGTTGAAGGATGATTTGGTCATCTCCTTTAGTTTGTGGACAGGGAGGTTAAACCACCGGGCAATATCAGTAACTTGCCAAGCTCGGGACTCTAAGAACTGCGATTCTTCCGGTGAGATACCTACTTTTTCGATCTTCATTGCCTCTTCAAGCAGGAGTAGTCTATGGGATTGGCCTAATCCACTGTGCGCTGCGGCTAAAGAGGATTTGAGGTTATTGGAAGCTTGTTCTGAAAGTGTTGCCGGGTGTGAAACAACAACCCCAGGGTGAGTGCCATTACCGAAGTATAAAGAGCCGAAAGTCTCCATCGCCATGCCCAACCCGATTGATTTCCGAGCCATAGCGATTACTGAATATCCGATAAAACCATCAAAACCGAGGCCTGGGATGTGTAGAATCTTCTCCCTTGGCATGATTATATCGGCTTCACCATCCATCTTGATTTCATAAACCAGTTTGCCATTAAGCATTTTCGGTGTTACTCGGTTTGGCGGGATCGGCCAGAGTTCTACAATATCACCGAGTACATTACGAACGATTTCCGCATATCCATTACCCCATGCGAGAATATGGGCTATCATACATTCCCTACCAGTCATTGCGGCCATATAGGGGTTATATTGAGTGTGCATTACCCGGTATAAGCTGTTTTCGGTAGCCTGGGTGGTGGTTCTGTTCTTCTTCTGCATTAAGTGGAGGGGTAGAGAACCGATTGTGCCGGAATAAAGGGTGATTGCGTTGAAGACTGCGGAATAGGTTAAGGCTGTGGATTCTGTGACGGTCTCGCCGGATAGGGATTGTGAACCGGTTAGATTCCACAACGAACGATCCCATGCCTTAGGGTTAGAAAGGCTGAGATCGCGTTTAAATATATCACGAATCTTGCCGAAAACGTTCAAATTAGAGACCGCCTTAGTTCAAGAATTAATTCTTGACTAAAGGATAAGGGAAGAAATAAAAAAAATCAAGGTAGTGATTTACACTTATTTACACAAATTTCCAACTATTTTACATCGGCCTACTCAATAACCTAAAATTCTTAATCGACTCCCGGGATATAAACACTGTCCCTACTAGTTTCTCAGCCTTCAATTTACCATGTTCAATCCATAGTCTAATTGTGCGTTCATGGACACCGAAGTATTCCGCGGCTTCACTTACCCGGAGCAGGTTCTTGTCGGGAAGGTTGGGGATGTCTGGGGTAGGGGTTTTGGTGTCTATAGCCTCCATCTTTTCAACCCCTTTGGTTATCTTTTTTCTCACATCAGGCTTTTTTTTCATATTCCGCTCCTTTTTATCCAAAAGTTTGTACCCCTCTTTCTTCATATACCGACTTCACTTTTCTCTTCATATCCCTTGACTTCAATCCTACGGCCATGGTCAATGCAACAGCTCCATCGATCCTGAACCGTGTTTTACTCTTATCCAACTTCCGATTCCCAGCCGCATCGTCTACTATCATTGCGTTAGAGATATTCCAGGTTAAACACGGTTGGCTGTCGTGTACAAGAACCCTATTCAGCACCGCATCCTCAAGCGCATCCACCGCCGGAGCCATTGACGCATAACCCTGCCCCCATGGAACTAATCTAATCCCATCGGAACTAACACCCGGGATAACCTTCCCGTTATTATCGCGTTTCTCAATGTAGCTTGAAAGACCGATGTTATCCATTGCGGTTCGTAAATCATCTATCCGGTATCTATCAAAAGCGAGACCCTTGATACTGTATAGGGTGTTGATTGTAGCTAATTCAGTCGCTATGTATGAGTATTGGATAGCTTTACCGGGAGTGGTGTTGAGGTGCCCTTGCCTCTCCCATAAGGAATATGGCACACGATCTCTCTTCTCATGGTCTTTTAGGGTGTCTTTAGGTTTCCAGAACCATGACTTTACATTATCTTTCTCTCCATCTTCAACACCAACCAGGGCGCTTAAATCCACCTTGCCTGACAAGTCTAAACCCAAATAAATACCCGCGCCGGGTAAGATTTCGTACTCTCCTTTACATGCTATCCACTCGGCACGGGGAATGAATGGTGATTTTTTATCCACACATTGATTGAGGTATAGGTTTCTGAAGGTGTTTTCAAACGATGGCATCCGGATTGCCTTTTTCGCAAACGCTCTCATTTCCTTGAGTGATCTGAAGTCGTTTAAGGCCGGATTACTGAGATACCATTTTGACTCATTGGTAAGTGCATCGTCCTCTTCGTCATCTTCTGGCATTGGGGTCATATATAGATGGCATACGGTTGTCGGATCTAAACCAGTAAGGCCGTCTGTGATTAACCGGGATAAGATATGCTGTGGATCTTTACTCTGGGTAGATATCGTTACAAATAAGGGTTCTTCACCGGCCTCCATCCTACCACCCATTGAGGTATCAAAAGCCTCGTATAGATCCTCGTTCTTTGCCTGTGCCAATTCATCGTAGATTACAACTGTGGGGTTGTAACCAAACTTGGTGCCAGCCTCTGCCGATACAGCTTTGTAGGTGCTCCCATTTGCAAAACACACCATTGTTTTGGTGGATGGGACTATTGTGATAATGGAGGATAGGTCGTCATCCAGCCTTATGATTTGCGAAACGTACTTGAAAACTATCGCGGCCTGTTCCCGTTCATTGGCGGCTGAATATATCTCACCGTTCATTGTTGCTTCAGGACCGATAAGGTGAACTAAGACGAGGGCGGCCAGAAAAACACTTTTTCCATTTTTGCGAGACATGCTCAAAATCGCACGATAAACAACTCTCATGAGACTAACTGGGTCTATTGGGTTGTAGATGTCTAAAATAAAGGCTTTTTCAAATGGACGGAGTATGAAAGGACCACCCTTGCCCTTGCCTGAAGGGATTTTCAGGTTTTCTATGAAGTCGAAAATTAACTGGACTCGGAAGGTGTAGCCGTAAATAAGAACCCAGCGGGCGTTGGTCTTATCCCATTCTTCGGTGTGTTTGAGATTGTTTTCTAATAAATAGTCAAGACGCTCCCTGGCCTTTGCGGATATCTTTTTGAAAATGGGTATTATTGGGATTGTAGGGGTGGGTGTTTTATCAGTTTCCGGCATCTTGTCTTTATCCCTATTCTCTCTCCTTATCCAATAATGATGCAAGACGATTAGCAAATTCAGTTACAACTGCATCGTGCATCTCATTAGCTTTGTTATCCACATCTTCTGGAAGTGCCTCTACGCTATCTGAACAAATACACCATTCACTTTCAAAGCTACGTTTATTTGAAACATCAGCCTCGATATAGGCACCATCTTTTTTCGTCCCGAATGCCATTGTTTCGTAGTAATAGTTAAATCCGATTTCTTCAACCTTACCATTCCTTCGCATTGCCCCCACAGTACTAACAACAACACTATCTTTTTCTCCTTCAATCAGGGTATTTCTGTGGAATAGGCAATCATGGGAACAGCAGAAATGTCCAGTCCATCCTCGCTCGGTTATCTTAACCATTGCTCCCTCCTTTTGAGTTGTGTGTCCCATTTTCTTCTCTTTTATTAAACCATCCTTCTTCATTGCTGCTCTAAGCGAAGGGTTTTCACTATATGCTTTTCTCATAGCCTCAATTACTATTTTATTAAGTTTTTTATTTCCAATAATTTCCAGAGAATCTATACGCTTCTTGTCATTTTTAATTATATCCTCCATTACTCTATGCTTAGATTTTAAAAACTCAGCTTCTTCATTATGCGAAAATTGTTTAATTATCTTTCCACATTCTTTACAACGTGTATCACCGCCAACCCACTATTTATGCATCGTACCATAATCATAGTAACACACTTCTGTATGATCGCATTCCAGCCGCATTAATCTTTCTTGATTGTGTTCAACATTTGCCTTTAACAGCCTAATTTCTTTTCCTTTAAAAATACTCATTTTATCTCTCCTTACTTCCCAGCATTCAACAACCCTCTCCATTTATCCTTACCCTTACCACCCTCACTAACCCTACCCAAACTTCTTCTCGCCCCGGCACTCATCCCGAGCTTATCGGCATATTGGATTGTTTCGCGCTTGGCTGTGTTTGCGGTTCCGACTAATACGCTGTGGTAGGAATTGCCACCGGAAGAAGTATCTGTAATTGCCTTTAACGGGTCTTTTATTTTCTGAAGTTGTTCATTGCACCTGCGCCATAGACTATATGAATCGCAATATGCGGCGAGAACAGCTTTGTCGATTTTGGTCAGGGTTCCCATGGCGTGAAGGCTATTGCAGACCTCAAACCATTCCTCCTTGGCGTATTTATCAAGGAAAGAAGGTGGATCTGGTATTGAGGTGTCCGGTGGCATTGGTTCGATATCGTTTAATGGACGCTTACCTGGATTACCTTTTAGGAGTAGGATGTTTGTCGGTTGTGGTTTTGGGCCTCGTTTTCCCATGGTTATTGTTCCTTTCTATATCTACTATTTTTTAATATACAATATCCCTATTGGATTAGGTATCGTATCTATATCACCAAATAAAGCCCTCGCTTCCTCATAAGACATTGCCTCTCCTTCTTCAAAATAAGTTTTACAGAAGTCCACAAGTTCTATTTCAGAACCAATCACTATTGCTCTTCCAGTATCCAAATCAACAATTTACCATTGTGCTTTCATCTATCTCTCCCTCCTATTGCCAGTCTTTACGTTCTTGATGTGTTCATAGTGGTAGCACCTTATCCCTTTCTACCTTCCCCATTCATGATCCCTATCCAACGGAAACCCATCAACATCACATCCGGGAGCTACCCCACCTTTATCTTTAATCTGCTTGGCTGAATCATGACAGGTTTTACATAAGGTCTGCCAATTATCAACCGACCAAAAAAGCTCATACGATCCTTCATGCGGCTTTTTGTGATCAACAATCGTTCCAGCCACATCCCTTCCCATCGCCTTACACATAACACAAAGTGGGTTATTAGCAAGAAACCATTTCCGTGCCTTACGCCACCTGACACTATCATATAACCTATTATGTCCCTTTTCCTCCATAAACCCCTTCCCCATCGTCTTCGATTAGCACCATATATTATATTACCCATTCCTGTCAAGCAAAATCTTCCCCATTTATTCCCCATTTTTCCCCTCTATTCACCCCATTTCCCCTTTTTTCCTTTATTTTCCACCAAGACCAACCTATCTATCTGTTTTCTGTAACCTTTCTCCTATCTTATTTTATTTAATCCCTTACCCCTGAAATATGCGAAGTTTAAATTTACAGGAACCGACCGGTTAAC